AAATAGTTTTACCATTATCCCTGCTCCGTAGTGGTTGAAGTGACCGCTTCACCGCCTGAGTCAATCAGCTGAAGTCTAGGGTCAATTTCCCCAACCGTTACCATTTCAATAAGAACCTGCTTAGTTGCCTGTTCAATAATTTGTCGTAATTCTCTGTCTTGTATTTGCAAGTCCGACGCTCTGCTTGCCAGAATGTCCAGCGCTCTATCTCTAATCAACCTCAATGATATGTCAAAATCGGCGTAGAAATCACCTGCCAGATTTGCTCTATCTAGTCTGGACGAAACTGACAAGCTTCCAGTAGTTTGTGATTCAACATCAAATGATGCCAATTCCCTTGAGAATTTTGGGAGAGTAATTGTCTCCGTCAATTGTATAGGATCAATAGACACCCCAAAGGTCTGGTCAATCAACGCCTGCGCCACAAAATGCGGCACTGACGGTTCTACAAATTCTCTAATCTCATTAACAATCTCATTGGTTGTCCCAACAGGCTGCAACCTAACTTCCGTTCGGGAAGGAGATATGTCTGTAATGAACATCTTAGTCTCATTACCACCTTCTTGGTGACCGACTTCATCTCTAAAGTAATTCATTGCCAGAGAATATCTTCCTGGTGGTAAACTCAACCTACCAAGAATATCCACCAAATCCATTTGTAACAAGTCTGGGCTTTGGTCTTGGCCGACGCCAGCTTGCTGGTCTGGTGCAAATGCAATTAGTCGCATTGCAGGATCGTCAGGACGAACGTTGATTTGTGCTACGATGTTATTGAGTTCGTCATACACATAAACCTCAACTACATCTCGTAGGGTCTGCCCAAAAACTACATTCCGTTCTAGCTGGTCGCCTTCTGGCGATTCAGCAGTAATGAGAGCAAGGTCATCGTCCGCTATGCGGGATGGCCTTACGTGCTGCAAGTCTGTCAGCTTCTCAGGAAAGTTATCTTGGTTTGGCATTAAACAAACTCTTTGAATTCTGAATCAATTATCTTCTCTACCGCATCTTGGCGATATGCAACAGATTTCATCAATGCACTCAAGTACGTTGGAGTTCTGTTCTCTTCGTCAACAAAACTCTGCAAATCTACTTCAACAAAACCAGCCAAGTCTCTATTTGTCTGAGCAGTGGAAGCATCTACTCCTATGCCCCGTTCAATGAGTTCTTGGATGGCACGTTCACGAAATCGTTCGTCAAGCACAAAAGTAATCTTATCGGTCTGCTCTCCCTCAAGAAAGTTCTCGACTACGACTACTTGTCGCTGAAGTTCGTTGGGCCGAACGCCGGCGGGTTGCGGCACATCTGAAACGATCACCACTTCGCCGGCAATGCTACGAATTACTTGTGCCACAAAACTACCTTAAAGTTGTGGTGAGTATCAATAACTTCTGGTCCCCAAGGCTTTTCCACCATAACCTGCAATTTATAAGTGCGATTGATGTACATATTTTCAATCTTCAAGTCGTAGTAACTTCCAGTTGTGTCGGCACATATTAGTGAACCCGTGTCAAACGGGACTACATATGCGCTTGTTGATGCATCAACAACTCCTAGATACGATGCGCTTGGTAGGAAATACTTGTTCCCATAACGGAAAGTATCATCAAAGGATTTCATCGGAACCATTGATCTTGCACCAAATCGAATTCGATATGTTGAACCAGTGACGAATGAACGCCTCATATTAGTGATGAATAATTCAGTCTCATCTGGCGCTGGAAATAGCCCACTACCAGAAGTGTCAATGGTCTGAGTATTCCACACCGCTTCGAGCGTTGGTGGAAAAACCGTATGAGTTTGACGGGAAAAAAACTTCACGTTAGCTTTCACGTTATCGTTTTGTTCTTCATCATCTGCAACCTTTATCAACAAACCATTATTGACTTTCGATCCGGTAATCCATTCTCTAACCAAATCTGTTACATCCAACCTAACATCTGAAGGTTTCCATCCAAATTCGTGTGATGCAACAAACGATCCAGTTACACCACCGAAAGATGCTGTACATACCGTTCCCCACACATCTGCCGAAGATGTGTAAACTGTATCATCAGACGCTGAACAAAATCCTATAGAACCTGAATTAGCAAACCTCTTTGTCCAGCTTACACCGTCGTCGGGGTTGGCAAAGTCTTGTATTAAGTAACCCGTTCCTTCTTCCCAGCTCTGACTGACTTCGTAGAAGTTTATTGCCTGATTGTTTTGGAAGTTAGCCCCATTCGCAACACGAAGATTGAGATAGAAACTTGCGGACTGATATGGTATACTGTCAAACAGACTTTCGTCAAATTGAATCAAACTACGAATTACAGACAGTCCATCTGGGCTTTTTCCGATCTCTATGATTTCATCGAAACCAGTATTGCGGCTTCGAAATTCTTCGTAGATTGATGCGTCCCTGACGGGTACTATGAATTTTCTAGCCATTATTGAATCGCGCTCCCCACGATATCCGTATCAGGGAACCTTAACTCAAAAATCATTGGGTCTAAAGATGGGAAGATTATTCCCGCCTCTGGATCGAACGCATTTCCTTGAATATCGTATTTGAAGTTTTCGTAGTCTCCACCACTCTTAAAGGCGTATTTGTTGACAACCTTGAGTTCTGTCACACTTTGTACGCCTTCAACAGATGCAATCTGTAAGAGTAAATCATTGACAACAATCGGTTGATTTATGTCCCACCTATCTATATCGAAGAATTCTTTGACTGAATCAATTGCTGATGCTAGTGTATCACTAATGTTTTTGTTTTTGAATACCACAATCTTGAACTCTACGCCAATGTTGACTACAAACGCATCAATGATGTTGATTTGATCAGTCAGCATCTTATACTGGCTGAGATAATCTTTCAGATTCTTCTTCGTTTGACTGTTGAGGGTTCGTAGTCTCTTATTCTCATCGAAGCCTAGAACATAGACATTAACCAAACGAGGATTTCCTTCATTTACCACTAACTCTCCCTGCGCGGTGCTGGAAATGGCTCCTTCGGTTGTTTGAATATCTATGATTCTGGCGTTTTCAATAGCTGCAAGCTGGTCTTCCTGAACAATAAATGACTTTGCAATTCCGCCGAATCGTGGTGGCATTGCATGAACTCTTACGCTATAATCTTCTGGCGTGACAATCCTATTCTGTGCGTTAAAGAACGCCAATGTGCTTTGACGAATCTCCTCAACAGTATCCGCTCCCTTTCCGCCCGATGCGGGCTCAGGATTGTTGACTGCTAATGATCTCACAACCTCATCGAATAGAGTTTGTTCTTCTTTAGAAAACACATCTCTGTCATTTAGAGGAAGAATATTCTTGACTGAGTTGATTGTGTTAGCTGGAACGTTGCTCTCTATTCCACCGCCTACTACATAAGTTATGATCATGGTGGTATTGGACGGGGCCAAACCGAATGTGCTAGACGAAAGGAAGTCTGCCGGATCTAACGTAGTTGAAGATAAGCGTGTTTCGTATTCATCACTTGCAATCTTGCTGCTATCCAACGACACCAATTCATCGTCATCGTTAAGAACTCCCGAACCAAAGAATAACTCTAGTTCAAAATTCTCATTATATCTAGTAACGAACCGGCGAGGTTGCCTCCGGAACTTGATGATCTTTCTTGGTGCCAAACTCATTATAGTACTACCAGATACCGGTGCCAAATTTTCCTTGTCTTGAATGATTAGGTCTTGGGCTAGATAATCTACCTCATTCCATACGTTGCCGTTGGAATCAATTACATTGATAATTCCAAGAGAGTTGGCGTCTGGTAAGGTGATCTTGCTAAATCTAACTGGGTTTCCATAAGTGCGGGTACTTATCTTCAGGTCGCCAGCTTCTAGGCGAACTTTCTTTCTGGCAAGATAGAACGTTGGGGAGTTTGCTGCATTGACAGAAAAGACCGTGATTTCTCTATCCAGTGGGTCTGCAAAATCAATCTCCTGTGAATTACGAAAGTTGACTGCACCAAACTGTTCTGACGAGAATACCGCATTAGATGCTATTCGTAGATAGTATCTTTCATCAGGAAAGAATGCCGATCCTGAACTTAAAGCCGGGACGATTTGGAACACATCTGCTTCAGTTGTTGCTGCGGCCGCCGGCTTTGGTTTGAAACCAAATGCCTGAGCGATGTTGACGATGTTCTCTTGTTCCTGTGCAAATGTCAAAAGGCTCTCACGAAACTGCGAATCAATGTAATAGCTCAGCACATCGCCTACATATGCCGCCATTTCAATGAACATCATGCCAGGTGAAGTTTCGTTGAAATCCCTATAGGTATCAGGATAATAGACCTTCGCAAGCTCGATGAGGCCTTGTCGGAAGTCAGAAAATGTCTTATTTAGATACTTGACTTCCTTCGCCTTTGGTGCGAAGCTCTTCGCAAGTCTCGGAATATTCGTGCTGGTAGCCACAAGAGTCTCCTCTAAAACTCAACAACAATAGATTCTGTAATAGTCGTATTGCTGCTCAACGCAAATGTAATTTTAGCTAGTGATCTATTTCGGTCGGCATCTCTCAACACTTCCATTTCCACGATGGTAAGAAATGGCATCCATTGAGAGATCGCTCTTTGGACGGCACTTTGAACAGCTGCCTCATATTCTTCATCCATTTGAGAGAATATTAAGTTATGCAAATCCGACCCGAATTCTGGCTGAAATACCCGTTCTCCCTTACTAGTCAACAGCAGATTGATTAGGTTGGATTTGATTTGACCAATGGCAGTAAACGACTGTTCAAAATAGCCAGTCTTTCCACGCTGTAGTGGAAGTGTTACGCCTATTGCTGTCTGTCCGTTAGCCATTCTTTTTCATACCAGGCCGCCAATTGGCCTTGAATTCTGCTTCTTCCAATACCTTCTTGCTGCGTTTACCTAAAGCAGCCACTATACTTGCGGGCACTTCTCCACCACCATCAACTCCACCCGGCAATGCAGGCATAGAAGAAAATTGCGGAGTGTACTCTTCTTCAACAGGTCCCAATTCCTCTGGCGATATTGGTTGTTCCACAGGTACGTCCGGCACATTGTAGTCTCTGAAATGTGCCATTCCAGCCATTACTTCTTTATCTGTAAGTCCCCCCTCCATTGGTACACCGGCTATCATCTTAACAGGAGGCGTCGGTGCTGATTTGGCTCGTGGGTGGTTCAAATCTCCATAGCCCAATAGAGCTGTTAACTCGGAACGGTCAAAGGATTTCTCCGTGGCCGTTCTCTTATCTTCTTTAACAACTTGCTTAGGGCGCTTCTGGCCACCCTTGGGCGTGGGCTGGCTAGCTATAACCTCGTTTAATGCCTCACCTATGAGTTTCGGAAGAGCTCGAAGGATTTCTGTTCTCACTTCCTCACGAATCATCTGTCTCAATTCTTTTCTATTCATAACAACCTCTTATTCACGGGTCACAAAATTGTTCGCACTCAGGAATCCCTGACTCTGTGAAGAATCTTTGGTAGCGGTTCCAAATTGCGATTGTAGTTGAGTAATCTGGGCCACTACAGCCGGATTCAATGGGCCAACTCCCACAGTAGGAAGGGTCAAGGTAGTAGCGTTCTGAACGAAGATATTCAGGAATTGGTGTATAAAATCTCTTAGCTGCTCTCCCAAGACCAACGGTTCTGTCCGGTCATCTAACGAACCAATGAAAATTTGGTCAGCGATGATAGAATGATTACCTTCAGATTCGTGAACCGTAGCTCCTACAATCTTCGAAGTCTTGTCCCTCTCTACACTTAATAAGTAATCCCGACCAACAGTAATGAGATAGTCCTGACCAATCCGTACCTCACGGTTGACTCCCACAAAGCTCTTGTAATTCTTGTCTGCATCAACGGTGTGGTCTTGCAACGTAGTGAAATGTGTGCCTAAGAAGGTGCTGACCAACAACTTATCTTGTTTTGTGTTGAATACCAATCGGTCACTATTGATTACGATTTGATTGCCGTCCAGTGTTCCCGGTTTCTCATCAACAGATTCGAAGTGCGTGTCGCTATCAACAGTTGCGAAGGTTAGCGGAACCACTTGATTAGATACTGCCCAAATAGAAGATAGGTCTGCATTTATATCTTCATCCACCAAAGCAAATTCACTATCATCAATACTGAGTTCGGGGTCGGGATTCGGCCCGATTCGGATAAGCATGTTGGGGGCCTGATCCTCATCTTGATTCGAACCGAATCTTATTGAGTGACCAGACCTTCCCTCCATAATCAAATCGCCTTCATGGTGCCTTAGACGAAATACATTTTCTTTATCTTGAAATTCTTCTCCAAGTCGTGCTTCTTCCGCTTCGGGGTCTTGTTTTATCTCCGATCCACCGGCAGCTATTTCTGTTTTTTGTTGTGAGTCCTCTCCATCACTCCGGATAGGGCCTAGTCGTGTATTAAGTCCAAATAATGCCTGAGCCGTAACTCTGTTCGTGGTGTTGAACTTGGTCATATAGTACCAACGATTCAACGCACTGAAAACGTATACTATCTCATTCAAGAGTGGATAATCAGAAATGTTAGCAAAAAATGGAAATGCTTCATTAAGACTGTCATCAGGCAGGTACTGCTGAGAGTTGATGAATCGGAATTTAATGACGCCTACATTATCGCCGTCCTCATTGTAGGCAGGATGGTTGTCGTTGACTACAACATCAACAACTACGGCTTCTTCAAACTGGAATGTCTCTTGGTAAGTGGTTCCAACTTGAAGGGATTGGCCGAAGGGCTGATTGCGTTGCCCACGAAAGATATTGTGAGTATATACCTTACGTGCCATTATTTATCTTCTTCCTCAACTTTTTCTATGGTAGCTTCTGCTTTCTCTGTGAGTTCTGCCAACGCGTCATCTTCCTCAATGGCAATTTTCAACTCATCCAATACTTCTTGCTCTGCTTCCTCTAAAAGTCGAGTTTTCTCATCGTCAGTCAGAAAACCACTATCTGTGTGAGCCTTAGATACAGTCTCAGCTGACATTAACCTCTGTATGATGGTTGCTATTTTAACTAGGTGTTCGTCATTCTTGACAGCTACATCTAGGAAATCTTTGACCAACGGAGCAATAACCGCAGCGTCCGTAGGACGAGAGGTAGGCTTCTTTAGCATATCAGCCAAAACGTCCATCAAGGTCTTGATTTGGGCTTTTTTGGCTTTGGAATTGTTGTAAATGTCTTTGAGAAGTTCTTGGAAGCTCTTGCCTTCAAAAACCTCAGGATTTCTGGTATCCATATTATGTAAACCTCCATACTATAACTAGATGGGCGCACAAAAAACGGCGCCCAGTAAGGAACGCCGTTTCTTTGTTAGACTCAATTATTTGTAAGTGAAGTATTCTGAGTGGTCCGTTATAGTGCCGTGTTCTTTAAACTCATTTAAATGCCTTGTCATATACTCTGACATTCGATTGACTACTTTTGTTATTGCGCTAGTCTTGTGGCCAGTCATCTCCCGAACCATAAGGTAGAGAGCTTTCTTGTTGAAATTCTCTATCCCTTCCGCTCGTCTGAATAGCTCTAGAATAGCATCAGCAATTTCTATATCCCTTCTTTTCTTGAAGATGAGCGTGAGGTTATGTTCCCAAAATTCCAGCATCAAGACTGTGAATTCTTTCATGTCCTTGTGGGCTTCATCCACAGAGGCATCTATGGTCATAATCTCGTCCAATGATGTATGCCCATTTATACTATCAGACCAATACACAGACCGCTTCTCGTGCTTGTAGCGGTTGTTGTTATTGAGAATGAGATAGTTCTTTGCTATAACAGAGAAATAGGAAAACGCCTTCCCTTTATCGGCCGCATACTTGTGAATATTCAGAACCAAGAACGAAACTACTTGATCTTTCACATCCTGAAATGAACTATCCATGTATGGAAACTTAAATCGGTTGATTATGTTCTCCGCCAGCTTGTCGAAAGGATATTGAATATGATCTCTGTATATCCGCTCTCTTTCTTCAAGGTCGTCGGTATTATTGAACAGTATTATCGCCTGTTCTGTTTCTTTTGAAAAGTATATGCGTTCGTTTTTACCACTCATTCCGTTTCTTCCGTTGCTTCCTCCCCCACTCCTAAGAATCGTGCATAGTCATCAACAATCTGAATCATCTGATTGAATACCATCCCCACGTCATCATCTTTCTCAAACATCTCCATATTGTCAATTGCGCGCATATCATCTAAGGCGCGCTTCCCTTCGAAGTATGATTGGATAATGTAATCTTCTGTGACTTCATTCTTCCGTAGAAGGTTGAATGTTGAATAACCTAGCACTCCATTAAGAATCATAGAGGCGATAAAAATTGATACCAAAAATACAATCATAATGACCTCGGCGGTTAATTGCTACCAAGAGCGTCCAAGTCGTAGCCAGAGAATTCTTCGATGTATTCCGATACATTCGTACCATTACCATCCTTCGTGCGGGGCCGAATTGTGCGGCTACCACGTCGAACAGTGTAGTTGGGATCGAAAAACGCTCTCAAGCCATGCGGGCCAACTAAATGTGCTCCGGCCAATAGCCCAGATTCGGTGATATAGATTCCTTCATACCACTCCCCTTCGTATTCCACGATGATATCACGCAAAATAGTTCGGTTATCTCTGAGATACTGAATCATTGCACTATCCTGCAATGCAGAATTGCCCAAGAACTCGGCTCTTGTTACTTTGAATCGTGCACCCAAACTCCACAGCGTCTTCGGACTGAACTGGTACTTACCTAACATACCGATTCGGTTAACCACATGCTGCATGTTATTGCTCTCTCGTTGGGCAACTGCCCCCAAGAATACATACAGGTCTCCCTGTATTACTGGCACAGCTGGTTGTGAAACAACAATAGGATCTGCGTACACTAATTTTTCTCTTTCGAAAGCCTTGCTATCCACAAATCCTGCTAAGATAAACAAGACAGTCGGTATTATAACCACTCGTGCAACATAACGAGTGGTATTCTTACTTGTTTTACTCATACATCCTCACTCAATTGAGTCAATAACTTTACTCATTCCCTTGCATGATTTCGGAATAGAATGCGTTTTGCTCTTCCTGCTTCTCAATGTGCTTATGATGTAAAATGCAATACGCCTCATCTTTCGGCAATTGGGCCCAACTATCGTGCCCATTAATTCGTTCATGCACCTTACCAAGCCACACAATTTCGGCCTTGTTGCGATATAGCCGTCCTTGATAGTCTGGCCACATCACCCAACCATCGTCTGTAACTTGCCACCCCCACGCACGAATATGGTCGTCCGTCAATCCATCAACTGTATTGATGCGTGGTA